TATGATTTCTTAATAATTGAATAGCCAAACGACCTCTTGGTGTTTCATCTGTAAATCGATTAGAACCATCATATAAAACAATATAAAACCGTTCAATAAAAGAAGCTTCAATCTTAGGCATGTTCTTTGAATATTGAAATAAATTGCCACCTGTCATTTCTGATTTATAAAATCCAGGCGCCTGTTTATCTAAAATTTCAAATAAAGTTTGCTTCTTTAATTTTGGCTGCTTTACTATCTTTTCAATTTCTGAAGACCAAAGATGATTTAATCCAAAATCAGAAATCACATCTGCTGGATCAAGATTGTAAAAAGGATTATCTACCGACTCTTCGAGTCCAGTATTAAATTTATTTTTGCTAGTATCAGGCATGAACCCCATTCTATAACCAGTTCCAGTTTCTCTGGTTTTATTCATGGGTTTTGAATGATTTGTCAACTCACCTGTTTTTGGGTCAATTGTACTAAACATTTGCCTGTCTCTACCCTGTGTCGCAGGTCTTGGTACGGGACTCACCCATACAACATTATAATTTTTCATTTTATAGATTTTATAAAAAAAGAGGAGATGGTTTAGATCTCCTCTTTTTTAATTAATCCAAAGGATTGAGTTCAATACGACCAACGCGGGAAACGTCCCAAATGTTGAGCGAACCACTCATTTCTCTATAGATACCAGATTCTTTGTTCAAGCGGTATACATTACCACCAGATACTTCAGCACCAGTTTCAAAGTTGTAAACATTACAAACAGTAAAGAACGATTCAACACCATCTTGCATAACCATTGTCATGTTAGCTGAATCAAGACCCGCAGGAGTTTGATCTGTAACACCAAAATCAAAAATGTCCATTGCATAAGACTCTAAAGTACGGTTGGTACCTGGAGCTAACTCAGGGAACATCTGACGGTTGTCTTTCATAGGATCATAAACAATCTCTACTTCAATACCGTTGGTCATTAAAATTTTGGTGAACTGTGAACCATATTGCAACTCATTTTCATGGAAGCCTTGTGGATCAGTTCTCTTCTTAGCAAACAGCGTATCAACAGTTACGATAGAGCTGTATTCTGCAAAGATAAGCGAAGACAAGAATTGAATACCACCTTCACCTGAAGCAATCTTAATTTTACGTTCTTTAAACCCTTTTCTGGTCAAGAAGATGTTATTAAGATATTCAAAAAGATCATTAAGAGTGATAGAGCCATTTTGTTCCATGAAGTGCCCGTCTTTAGAAAGAGCTCTCCAACCAGCAGGAATCTTAATGGTTCTGCCAGTATCACGGTCTACCGTCTTTTGTAGTTGACCCCATTCGCAAGCCATCTCCCGATCATACATGGTTCTTTCTTCCAATCGAGCTTCAACAGCTGTGATGAAAGTACCTTTAGAAATCATTTGACCAGAGTGATCTTTCAAAGAAGTTTGATACACATAGCCAGAACTAACAGCTGGGCCTTTTGAGCTTTTACCAGCAACAGAATAACCGTCACTTGGTAATGCACGACCGCCTTTCTTAGCTTCAATTTCAGTACGAATAAACTTGTCAGTAAACTCTGCTTTATTGGCATAGTTTGCAGTCCAGTTATACAACTTGAACATCTCACCATATTGGTCTGCAGCAAACTTTGTATTTAACTCGTCTGCAACAAGCGAGGTGATTCTGATAGCCGTTTGACCGGGTTGTAAATACTGAGCGGGCATCCATGCATTTGGATCACCAGTTTGAAGTTCACCTTCATACTCCCAGCTATTAGCTGAACGCTGAATAGGTTGACCTAGGATACGAATAAGAGGTACATTACTATTTGCAACTTTAATTACAGCTGGTTCTGACAACCAATCTCTGTCAAGAGCAAATTTAAAAGGAATGTTGTTTTTACCAACTTGGTCAGTTACACCAACCAAAAGTTCAGTAAAACGAAATTCAACATCACTGTCGCCCATTAAATACCAAGTGTAGTCATCTACACCACCAGGTAACATGTGAACATTTTTTTGAGCAACCGTAAAATAGGTAAATTTCTTATTTACCAAATCAGAGCCAATCTCTGAAGAAAAAAGTTGACCCATTTTGACACCAAAGTCAAAGGGTTTGTAAGACCGGAACATGTTTGCATGAGTGTAACTATCAAAATAATTACCACCCCATGCAGTACGTTCGTGGGTGACTAGTGCGGACTTTCTATCCATTATAATTTTTGTGTGTTAGTTTAAACTACTATTTCGTAGTTTTTTAATAGATCAGCAAGTTCAGATTTAGAACCACTAGAAGCAGCACCTGCAGAACTAAAGCCGTTTTTAACAATTGCGGCTTTAATTGACGAAGTACCTCTTGACTCTCCTTGTTTTCTAAAATCCTCTAGATCAAATTGCTGACCGTCAAATCTTGTTAGTAAATCGATGAACTGTACATACGCTTTTGGCGTATTTATAATTTTATTTAAAATTTCGTTTGCCTTTGGAATTGCCTGAGTTATTTTTTGCTGTCTCTCTTTTGACCATTTTGTCTTTTCAAGTTCTTCTTTAATATGAGACACATAAATTCTCTGTGATTCCTCCTTATCTTTACGAGATTGAATTTTATCAGCTAAAATTTTATCTGTTTTTTTAAGTTTGGCTTTTTGTATTTTTTCGGCCTCTTCTAATAAAAGACCGTCTTCTTCTAGCTCATCAAGTTGAGCCTGAATTGCACCACTGCGTAACCCTTTTGCTTTTAAGTCTTCTTCCAAAAGAGCGCGAGCTTGATCTAAAGAATCAACTTTAATATCATCTTCTTCTGCTAAATAAGCAGTAAAAAATTCTTTAAGTTCTTTCTTAGAAAGATCTGCCCCTGCTTCTGAAACAAACTTTAACAACTTTTGTGATTCATCTGGTAATTGTTCAATTGCTGAACGTAATAATTTTTGAGGTAACTCAGAAAGTCTATCGTCAATATAATTAAAAGTTCCATCAAAAGGAACTTCATCATCTATGTAACCTTTTTCTAAAAGCTGTTCATATACGCTTTTAGCAAGAGGGTCACCCTCTTCAACAATTTCCTCTTGCACCTCTTCTTGAGGAGCTTCTTCTAGAGGTTCAATGAAGACATCAACTTCATCTTTTTCTTCTTGTGTTATCATAACTTTGATTTTAATTTTGTACAAAATTAACTATTAATTCTGTCAATATTTCCTATCTACTTATTATTTTGAGATTTTTTTGTCGTTTATTCTTTTTGGACAAAAACTTAATTTTTCTTAGGTCGTCCAGCTTTCTTTTTTTCTATTTGAAGCTTCTGTTCGTCATACTGTTTCTCATGTTGAAGTTTTTCTTTTTCAAGATTTAACTTCTCTGCGTCATTCTGCATCTTCTGTTCTAATTTTAGAATCTCTAGTTGATCTGGAACATTATTGTCATTTGCATCCAAGTCTTTTTGTCCAATATAAGATGTGATTAAAGCAATCTTTTCTTTAGATTGAATTTCCATTTCTTTTAGTTGAATCTCGTGAGCTTGTTGATCTTCCCTTGCATCCAACTCAGCTTGTTGTAAAGCTTTTTGATTTTCAAGTTGAGCGTTTTGTAATTCTGCTGTACGTTGTTGCTGTTTTTGTTCTTCAATAGCAATTCTCTTATGAATTTCTTCAGGAGAAGCCCCCATTACAATATCCTTAATAATACCAGAAACAATGGTAGCACCCTCTCCTTGGTTCTGAGCAAACGCATGAGAATATTCCAACATATACTGCGCGTACTTTTCAGCATTTGAAGAATTACTCAAATGTAATCCAATATCATTGTGTGTTAAATTAGGTGTAACTTTCAACACTTCTTCTGTATTATTAGGAAGCCAATAGTGAAAGCTTAACTCTTTTAAGTTGTGTATTTCAAATTGATTCTTACAATACGTTTTAAAATTAATCAACCAATCATTAAGTGCTGCTTTCCATATCATGGAATGACTATAAAACATTGGCTCTGTAATAGCATAAGATTGATTAATAGCTTGCTGATTATCACTTACGTTTGTATTGGTTTGAAAATT